CGACTACAGAGTGGATGGGTGTCGCATGAGTGGCGACATCAACACCGGGTTGGGCAATTGCTTACTCATGAGCAGCATCACCATCGCGTATTGCGAGAGCCGTGGCATTAAGCACAGGCTCAGCAACAACGGCGATGATTGTGTGCTGTTTGTTGAGCGTGGTGATCTTGCCCAACTCGGGGGCCTTGATGCTTGGTTCCTTGAATTCGGGTTTCGCTTAACCAGGGAGCAGCCGTGTTATCGGCTTGAAGAGGTGGAGTTTTGCCAGTTCCACCCTGTCCGCGTTGGCGGGGGGTGGCGCATGGTCCGGGACCCCCGTGTCGCAATGAGCAAGGATTGCGTCTCCCTGGTGAGCTGGCAGACCGAGGACGAGGTGCGGTCATGGGCGACCGCTGTATCCAAGTGCGGCATCTCGCTCACTACTGGAGTCCCCGTGTGGCCATCCTGGTACCGCATACTGGGTCGCATTGGTGGAGAGGACATTCAGGGGGTGACTGAGCGCGTTAATGAGTGTGGGATGGCACATTGGGCACGCGGAGTGGCGGCCTGCGAGGTGACGGATGAGTCCCGGGCTAGTTTCTACTATGCCTTTGGGGTGACCCCGGACGAGCAGATCGCACTTGAGCAGGCCTATGATGCCATTCAGGACCTGACCGACGGCACCCCCTTGATGTCCGCTACCCCAGCGCACATCTGCGACAAGGAAAATCCCCTTACTTTACTGTCAGCATGAAGTCACGTTCGAAGCAACCGGTGTCGGGAGGTATTCGGCGCCGGCGCACCACCGCCCCGGTCATGTCTCGAGGTGGTGATTCTACTATTGTCAAATATTCTGTCTTAGGGAATACCCTTACTACGGCTTCCACCACTGGTGGGTTTGGTGATGTCAGGTTTTACATGCCCGGCTTGCAGCTGGGTGTGACCAATACTATTGGGCCAGACATTGTCAGCTCTTACAGTGAGGGGAAATTTCTGCCGTCCACACACATCCGCTGGGAGCCAAGCGTTAGCTTTACTGTCAGCGGACGCGTGCTGTGTGGCTTCACGGATAACCCTGAGGTTATTACTTCCATCAATAACCTGCTGGCTACCTTCAATGCAACGCCCACTGCTGGTAACCTGACAGCTTATTTGAACGCGATCCGTGCCCTTGGAACCATGCGCAGCTTCCCTGTTTGGCAGGAGACTGACGTGGCTTTTCCAACCCGGACTCGCAGGAAGATGTTTGACACGAACACCAATCTAGGCTCGTTTGATGTCAACTTGGTTGACCGAACTGCCCAGACGGCGTTCTTCATTGGTCTTGAGGGTGGGCCTTCCACCCCAACACCAGTTGGTAGCTTTCACTACACCGACCATGTCCTGGTTGAGGGTATTCACGGTGTCGTTACCTGATCGGCTAGTGACAGGTGTGTGATCCTGGGGCCCATTTGGGTGAATGCTGTGGCTTCCGGTGGGGACCGGAACTAACCTGGTTTACCAGTGCCACAGACGCTTGGGTTGGATTGCATACGAACCGGAGTTCTGACATGGTTCCCCAAACCATGTCGGGGGCAACTGCCGGACTGGAGAAGC